AGGATGATGATTCAATTGTAGATTTAGACGATACAAGAAAAACAAGACTTACATTGAGACAAATCAATCGTGCTCGTAAGGCTGCAGAGCTACACGACAGAGAGAAGGCAAACGAAATTGAATTTGTACGACAAATGTACGGAATGGCAGCAATTTCAGCCGCATCGGGGGAAGGCGGACTATAACCTAAAATGTCTAAAGTAGACAAATCAATCTACACTAAAGCTCAATGGAAAAAACTTAGAGACGAGCGACGGCACCAAAAACTCCGCACAAAAATTGACACAAATCCTGCTTTTGTATTAGGCAATGGCACTTCACGACAATCAATTAATTTAGATAATCTAAAATCAAAAGGCATGATATATGGATGTAATGCTCTGTATAGAGAGTTTTCTCCTAACTATCTTATCTCTGTAGATCCTAGAATGATTCACGAAATAAATCAATCAGGATATCAAAATAATAATCCGGTATGGACTAACTATAATATAACTTTTAAAAAATACAAAAACTTTAACTATTTTGAGCCAAGCAAAGGATGGAGTTCAGGACCTACAGCATTATGGTTAGCAGCAACAAACGGGCATAAAAATATTTACATTTTAGGATTTGACTTCAAAGGCTTACATGGAAAAGATATCGTAAATAACATTTATGCAGGAACACCTAACTATAAATGCTCACACGAATCAGCAACTTTTTACGGAAACTGGTTGCGACAAACACAAACTGTAATCAGAGAATTTAAAAAAATTCAGTTTCATCGAGTTATCGCTGCCGATAATTTCCAACCTAAAGAACTAAATACTTTTACAAACTTCCATACTATATTGATTGATGATTTTCAATCAACATTCCAAATAATATGAATTACGCCAAAACGGCGGTTTTAGCTATATATCTATACACTTTTCTCTAAATGATGTAAATAAAACTATATGTTATGACAGCCTTATAATGATATATTACAGGAGAAAATAATGGCACAACAAAAGAGACGAGCTCGCACTAACCGAAAGCGACTAAACGAAGCCGCAGCGCGACCCGAAAAAAGAAAAAATCAAGCAGCAAGATCGCAACGTAATGCTGCAGTCAATCCAACAAATAATGCTGCCAACAACGGCAACGAAGAACCAGCAAATAAATCTCAAGTTGAATCTGCTGATAAGTTTCAGCGTATGCTTGAATACCTTGTAAATGAGGATCGAGCAAAAGCAGAAGCACTATTTCACGAAATTGTAGTTGAGAAGAGCCGTTCAATTTACGAAGGACTCCTCGAAGACGACGAAGAAGTAGATGAGGAAGAGGAAGTCGACGAGAATGATGAGGACCTCGACGAAGACGAAGAAGTTGACGAAGACGAAGAAGTTGACGAAGACGACGATCTTGAGGAAGCCTTTGATGATGAAGCACCTGAAGTAGATGGTGATATGGATTATGAATCTGGACACGAAGGCGAAACACCAGGTGGTGTAGATTATACATGGGCAGGTGGACAAGGAACAAACCAAATCAATTTTGGTGAGCATGCCACACAAGTTTCCATCCCAACAGAAGATGGTATGTTTGGCGACGCAACATCAGACAATCCAGAAGTTGCTGCAATCTTTAACCAACACCTTGCTGGACAAGGCGCTGACGATGACGCAATTGAAGCTATTGAAGCAGCTATTGATGAAGTAGATCAGTCAGTTGATTTAGCATCAGACAACGAAGGCATGTACAGTGAAGAAGACGATGATCTGGAAATGGGCGGAGATCCAGAAGGTGATTTGTCAATGGACATGGGCGACGACGATATGGACATGGATGCTGGCGGCGAAGGCGGCGAAGTAACACAAGATCAAATTGCTGACTTGGAAGCTGAACTTGCAGATCTTAAAGCTGAGTTCGAAGAACTAATGGCTGACGGTGAAGGCGGAGACGACATGGGCGACGACGAAATGGACGACATGGGCGACGAAGAAGGCGACATGGATGACATGGGCGACGACGAAATGGACGACATGGGCGACGAGGAGATGCCAGAAGAAAATTTTCAGTATGAGCGAACAAACAACGAACCAAAGTCTGCCGCTCAACAAATGCGCGAGTATGTGAATAAAATTGGCGGAGATCAATATCATCAGTATTCTAGCAAACTCGGTGACGACGGTGCTTACACCAAATCCCCAGTAGCTGGTAAGAACGATATGGGCGGAACTACTGCTAACATCCTTAATACCGGAACATCCAAAGAAACCAACACAATTGGTAAAGGTGGAACAGTTCAAGGTAATGGACATTTTTCACAATCACCTAAGGATATGAATACTGGTAACGTAAACAAGCCAGGAGCCAGCGCAGCTAAGAGCTTCTATAAGAATAATCCAAAAGGACACGGAGCAGAGAAGAAAGGTTCTATGTCAAGTGAAGATGGCGGCGTATATAAGCAAAGCCCACTAAACGGCGCACCTAAGAGAGCCAAATAAGGAATAGGACTAACGGATGAATTTATTAAGAGAACATTTAACGTTCGATCAAGCAAGAGTTGTTGTTGAGGGTGCCAATGAGGGCAAAGACTTGTTTATGAAAGGTATTTGTATTCAAGGCGGAGTCCGCAACGCTAATCAGCGAGTGTATCCTGTAAACGAAATTGGTAGGGCTGTTAAAACCCTTAGCGAACAAATTGCAGGCGGATATAGTGTTCTCGGTGAGGTGGATCATCCCGAGGGCCTTACAGTCAATTTGGACCGTGTATCCCACATGATTACAGAGGTGTGGATGGATGGTCCAAATGGCTACGGCAAACTAAAGATTTTACCAACACCCATGGGTGGATTGGTTAGAACAATGTTAGAAAATGGTGTAAAGCTAGGCGTAAGTAGCCGCGGATCTGGAAATGTATCTGAAGACGGCAGTGGTAATGTCAGTGATTTTGAGATTATTACAGTTGATGTCGTAGCGCAACCTTCCGCACCAGGAGCTTACCCAACACCAATATACGAACATTTAATGAATAATAAAGGCGGTTACAAGGCAATAGAAATAGCAAAAGATAAACAGGCACAAAAACACTTAAAAGAATCGCTGGTTAATATAATCAGCAGACTCCAATAATAGGAGATACAAGAATGTTGGAAGCTCTAAAAACACTATTAGAAAACGATGTAGTTTCCGAAAGTGTAAAGCAAGAAATTGAAGAAGCGTGGAACACAAAGGTTAAAGAAAACCGACAGGAAGTAACCGCTATGCTTCGAGAAGAATTTGCACAAAAGTACGAGCACGATAAAACTGTGATGGTAGAAGCCATTGACAAAATGGTTAGCGAGCGTCTCAAAGAAGAGATGGCTGAGTTGGCTGAGGATAGGCGACAGCTTATTGATGCCAAAGCTAAGTTTGTAAAAGGCATGCACTCACAAGGAACCGTACTTAAATCCTTCGTAAATCAAATGCTAATGAAAGAAGTTACTGAACTTCATTCAGATCAAAAGGAAATGGCAAAGAAGTTCCGTATGCTGGAAGAATTTGTTGTTGATGCACTAGCAAAAGAAATTACAGAGTTCCAAGTTGATAAGAAAGACTTGGCAGAGACAAAAGTTAGGTTGGTACGAGAAGCTAAAACACAATTTAGTAATATAAAATCTAACTTCGTTAAGAAGAGTGCTACTAAAGTATCTACAATGGTTGAAAAAGTTCTCAGAAATGAGATTGGACAACTCAAAGGAGATATCGAAACTGCACGAAAGAATGATTTTGGGCGCAGATTGTTTGAAGCTTTCTCATCCGAGTATATGAATAGTTATTTGAACGAGAAGAGCGAAACTTCAAAACTTATGAAGATTGTTCAACTCAAAGACAAGCAACTAGACGAAGCTCGTGTAAAGATGAGTAAAGCAACTCAAATGATTAGCAAACGCAATCAGGACCTAAAAAAGATTACAGAAAATGTAAGTCGTAAAGAAATTATTGCCGAATTGGTAGAACCACTCAACAAATCACAAAAGAATGTAATGATGGACTTGTTGGAAAGTGTTCAAACAAATCGACTGAAATCTTCTTTTAAGAAATACTTACCTACAGTAATCAATGAAGATGTAAAACCACAACAGAAAAAGGCAACACTAACAGAAGGCAAAGAAGTAACAGGCAACAAAAAAGTTAACGAAACACAATCAACAGGTGCAAGAGATAATGTCATTGACATTCGCAGACTTGCAGGACTTAATTAAGGAGAAATTAAATGTCAGAATTGTTAGAAAACCGCTGGCAGGATACCAAAGGAGCACTTCTTGAAGGCTTGCAAGGTATTAAAAAAAGCGTAATGGCAACAACACTTGAGAATACACGAAAGCATCTTATTGAGAGTGCTTCTGCTGGAACAACCTCAGCTGGTAACATTGCCACATTGAACCGCGTAATTCTTCCCGTTATTCGAAGAGTTATGCCTACCGTTATTGCTAACGAAATTATTGGTGTTCAACCTCTTACTGGACCAGTAGGACAGATTCATACATTGAGAGTACGATACTCCGATACATATGATAACATCACTGCAGGTGAAGAAGCATTGACACCATGGAAGATTGCTACTTCCTACTCCGGTGGCGGAACTGATCCCGATGGAAAGCCGCTTCCAACAGCGTCAATGGAAGGTATTGCTGGACGCAA